CGTATCGCCGCTGCCTATGACCAACCTGCTGTTTAGCGTCCCAATACTCCCCACAGTGGTGCCGTCTTTGCTGAAAGAAATTAAGTCACCATCATGTGTATTTTTGTTAACTCGCATTGTAGTGCTGGTAGCAGTTCTACTAAAGTCAACTAAACCATCCTCCCACAACACATGACCATCTGTACCAAATGTTGTAACAGTCTTACCCACCAGCAAGTTACCGCTGCTGTCGATGCGCATGCGTTCTGCTGCATTAGTGCTGTCGTAGAATTGAAGCACACCAGCGACAGAGCCAATCCCAAAGGTTGATGCAGAACTTGACAATATTAAACCGCCACTTGTTCCAGAAATATGACCTACTGTGCTGTAAAGGCCAGTCAGAGGCGAACTCGTCCCAATGCCAACATTCCCGCTGCTGTCGATGCGCATACGTTCGACATCATTTGCAGATGTGCTTGCTGTTGATAGTGTTAGATAGCTATCTCCTGACGTTCCAACAGACTTAACTGTAAGTGCGCCTTTTACACCACCGCCTGCACCTGAAGTATCAGAACCAAAAAATTCAATGCGACCTACGTTTTGATCTGCTTGAGTAAAGCCATCAATATCAGTTATTCGCAAGGTATTGTTTGCTGTTGCAGCATTGTTGTTTGCACTTAGCTCAAGCATTGCATCAGGGCTGTCTGTCCCAATGCCAACCGATCCATCGCTGTCGATTATAGCTGCAAAGCTGTTACCTGTCCGAAACTCCAACCCAGTCGATGTAAAGCCAGTATCAATAATACCTGTGCTATTACCTGCGCTGTAAGTTAGTTTTACACCGTCTGTGCCACTTCCAAATACAGACTCTCCTCTTACGTCAAGAGCAGAACTAGGCGAACTCGTCCCAATGCCCAACCGCTCAGCACTCGCATCCCAGAAGAACGATTGGCTGCTGCCCAGTGAATCGTAGAAGCTGATGTCGCCGTTGGAGGCAATACGAAGTCTCTCAGTGCTGGCGGTGTCAAGCGTGAAGGTTCCCGCTGCCTCCAAAGCCAAAGCACCAGTTGTAGATGATACGGTATTCCCATCCACACTAATATTATCCACAGTCAGCCCATCGCTGGTCAAAGTACCCGTGATGTCTACGCCTGTGCTGGTGGTGGCGAGTTTTTCAGAACCTGCGTAAAATATCTTAACATCACCACCTTGGTCTGCTCGCAGGTAGTCATCTGTATCTGAAGCATCTTTCAAGCGTAAGTTATCGCCTAAAACAATAAGATTACCTGTGCCTTGGTCACTGATATAACTAGCAACCCCACTATGGTAAATCTGTAGGTCAGACCCAGCACCGAAGATGGCTTTGTCGTTGTCGCCGAAGGTGATGTCTGCGGTTGTGCTTGCGCCTGCTAAAGATGCGCTGGCGCTGACTGTCAGGCCAGTCAAAGTGCCAACAGACGTAATGTTAGGCTGCGCGGCAGTTGCCAGCGTACCAGTAATGCTTGTGTTTGCTGTCAGCGTTGTAAACGTACCAGCGCCCGCAGTTGTGCCGCCAATCGTTACACCGTCCAGCGTACCTGAGTTAATATCAATGCCAGTGACAGGCGTAGTACCGTCAAGGATGTCATCAATGCTATCAAGGCTGGCGTTAAGCGTGTCGCCCCATGCGTCCTCGTCTGCACCGACGACAGGTTTTCCAAGACTATAAGTAGTTGTGTACGTTGGCATTGGTATCTCCTATGCTAATCCGTGATTTGGGTGATACCCAAGTTCTTTTTCTTTTGTTTTGCGTGCAGCCACTGCGTCCATCTTATTTACGAAATATCCTAAATTTAGGTACTTCGTGCCGTCAGAAATTCTTGCAATCCATTTGTTTCGATTGTTGCAAAAACTAACACCGTTATAGCCAGACTTATTAGCTACAGACATTTTTACGTTTCTGTGGTTTTCTTGGTTAGATACAACGCGCAGGTTTGAGATTTTATTATCCAACTTGTCGTGATTGATGTGGTCAATGTCATCAGACGGCAACTCGCCATAGCAATATAGCCAAGCAAGGCGATGTGCGCGGTGTGACTTGCCGTTAATCCCAATCATCATATAGCCTTTTTTATTGACGTATCCTGCAATAGAGCCAGCCTTTACTGGGCCTTTTTGTTTACGCCAAGTAAATACACCAGTTGTCTCGTCGTAACTTAGAAGATTTTTTACTTCTTCCTGCGTCAGCATATCTATCTCCTATGCGGCATCAGCCCAAGTTTCGCTTGCAGCCGAAGCATCTGTCCATGTTTCCGATGTAGGGGGAATGGCAGACCAGCTATCGGTCACGCTTGACGCATCTTGCCATATTTCGCTTGCAGGATCAACCTCTGTCCAAACTTCAGCCGTGCCAGCAAGCGGCTCCCACTTTTCAATCGCATTGCAAACCGTACTGCAAACAGTACCAATAGCAGCGCTGCTAAACTGCACGCGATTTACTGTTGCAACATTTGTTGTAACGACAGCCACAGTTGGAGCAATGCTTACGACTTTCACAGCATTTGCTGCAACGCTTGCACTAGGCGTTACCGTAGCCGCGCTTTCTCTAACTCTAGTCGCAGCGCATGTATTGCTTGCGGCAATGCTAACTGCCGCGCTTTGTTCGCGCACGCGCTCCACAGATGCTGCACCAGTTGCGCTGGATGCTGCTGCGGCGTCACCCTCACGCACGCGCTGGGCTGCGCTTGTAGCAGACGCGGCAATGCTAGACGTTGCGCTGACTTCACGCACTCTTGTCGCGGCAGATGCATTGCTTGAGCTAGACGCAACGATAGACGCAGCAAGGCGCACACGCACAACAGCAGACGCCGTTGAGGTAACGCCGATAACAATGGCTTCGCCCTCTTTGAAAGCACCGCTGACGCCATACGCCTCAACGCCATATAAGCCTTTGCCGTAAGCGCTGCGGTACGTTACGTCAGCCATTTATTTAGTCCATCGTAATATCGAGGTCATTCGCTGGCAGGCGTAAAACATCGCCTGTGTCAATCGCCTTGCTTGTTGTCAGCGCTGCATAGGCAATCAGGTTGCCACCAGTTGACGCATCAAACACGCCAATGTGCGTAACTGTGCCATACGAGGCAGTCGCAGTCGGAAACTCAATCGCGGCTGAGTTTGTCGCTTCATTGCCCGACACAGTGAAAGTTGCGCTCTGCCGCGCGTAGGCTGTGCCAGATGTACTGACTTCAGTGCCTGACGCATCTTCAGCAGGATTGCTTGTAAACAGCGCAATATACCAAGCTGTCGGACGTGTGACAGACGTGGTTGTGAACAGGTAGTTCAGCGTGTGCGTTTCAAACGTATTGGATAAACTCATCAGTAACTCCGTATTTTCATGCGGCGACCAGAGCCACCAAATTTAGAACTTTCGCTTTCCGCATTTATACCATCAATTGCGCTCTGATACAAAGCAGCCCAAACTTGGGTGCGCACATCGTCTTTTAAGTACGGCGCTGAGTGAACCAAAGCGCCATACAAATACGCATCAGGGAAATACTCCAAAACCCAGTTCGACGTATTACTGTCAGACAGCGCGGTAATGCGTGAGTAGTAATAAAGCTCTGCCGTGTATGTCCCGTTAGGCGTGGGGTAAACCTCAATCTCGCCAGCAGTAATCGCGTAGTAATGCGGTTTACCTGTCGTATCTGCATTGCGATACCGACGATCTACCATCTCGCTTTGGCTAATCAGTTCTAGCGGTGAACTGTCATTTGAGGTAATATAAAAGCGTATTGCCTCAAGAAAATCAGCAGGGATTGCGCTGTACTGCGTGTCTAGCTCAGCCGTGCTACGCTTTTCCTGACGCCAATGCTTCACGCGGCGCTGCATGTCAGCTTCAGCCAACGTGATAAAATCAGGTATGGCAGAGGTTAAATCATCGCGGTTCAGAAAATCCGCAATGCTCGTCTTTAGTTCTGCGTATGTTGTAAGTGCCATCTAGCAGTCCCATGCTTTGCGCGACCAATAGTTGGCGCTTAGTTTACTTGTTTTGCCCTTAATCCCACCAGAGCGTGCGCAGTAGCTTTTCTTGCGGGCAGGCTGATCTTTCTTAATGCTCATGTTAGGATCGCCAAAGTTGACCTTCTTAACCTGATCGCCCTCTACAGCAAGCACCTCAAACTTCTTTGGGCCACCACGGCGCGGCTTGTTGATCGCCGTAAAACCGTGGCGCTTCTTAGCTGCTGCTATTTTCTCTTGGCGTGTGCGTGGCATTACATACCCATCATCTGCTGTTGGTACATTCTAAATATGTTTTGCATAGCCTGCGGGTTATTGATTACGCCTGCAAACATAGGGTCATTTTTTACGCGGTTCATAAATGCAGCATACTCAGCGTTTGCCGCTGGGGTAGCGCTAGACCCACTTGCGCCAGTGCCAATGCGAGGGTCAACTGCAGGCGCAGCAACTGCACCGCCGCGACCAGCTTCACCCATGTACATACCTGCGTAACTTGGGGCTGGGTTCAGTATTCCAGCAGCGCGGCCACCAGCGCCCATTGGCTGATTTATTTCCATCATGCGCTGAGCTTCTTGCCTGCGCTGTATTTCTGCCTGCACAGCAGGATTAGGCCCACCAAGCGGTGCGTATGGGTCTGTAGCAGGTGCAGCAGGGCGCAACTGAGGGCGAGGACTTGACGTAACCGCAGGCACGCTACGCTTAACAACAGAAGGTGTAGCTGCTGCACGCGCTGCTGCTGCGGCTTGCTCCTCTTTGGTTCCGATTGCGTCCAGCAAGCCAAGTGCTTTCCTACGCGCTCTGTTTCTTCGTTCAGCAATGCCGCGGCGCTCAGGGTCTTCAGAACCATACGGTGTGGCAATCATGTTGGCTATCTCAGATAGAATGCCACCACCCTGAAATTCATTGCCAACCTTGCCAGCCCCACCGCCGTCAATCATATCAAGAAAACTTAAAAACTTAGCACGGTCTGCCATTACTTTTTCCTTTTTTTACTCTTGCTCAGGTTCTTTAAGTCTGCAGCAGTAATTTTCTTGCGTGGTGGAGCCACTGCGGCTAACTTTTTTTGCTTTGGGCTATACTTAGAATACGGCATTAGGACTTCACCTGCTTTTCCCATTCATAACACTTAACCTGCATGATTGTATACGTTGGATATTTCATCTGCAAAGATGGAACTCCGTTCTGCATAAAATCAGCAATACATTCATTCTCGCTTGCATACGCAGGCCCACCGACTGCAAAGCAGTAATTCTGAGCGCACAAAAGAACAAACGCGGTAAACATTACATCACTTCTTTACTTTCTTCTTAGCTGTCTTAGCAGCCTTCTTAAATGCTGCAGCAGTTGGCGCACCTTTTGCACCAGCTTTGCGCATCTTCTCACCAGAGCCTGCTGCAATTCTCTTACGCTTTGCATGAATATTTGCATAAAGACCCTTCGCCATTACTTCTTAGCCTTAGCCATGCATTTACCCTTACGCTTGCACGCTGCAGGTGTGGGACAACCTTTGCACGGTTTAAAACCAGCTTTGCTTCCCATTTTCTTTCCATACGCCATAGCTAACTCCTTTTTACGCACCATAGCAAATTATGCGATACCACGCAAATTCCTTCTAATTTCGCCCCGCCAACTAGAGAATGACCCAGATAGCGCAGTTGCAGCATCAGAAGCCATCGTCAAGCACAGCGCATCAGCAAGGTCAGGAGAAGCCAAGCCGCGCTTGCGCATCTCATCTTTACTTTCAGCTTTCATCTTGCCTGAACTGGTAAAACTATAGCGAATGCTGGTTAGCTCTGCGATAAGCTGGTCATTCTTCGGTAGCTTGCAAGAACGATCTTCAAGCCAACCTTTAGTCTTAAACCAAAGCTCACTGCGCAGATTAAGATAGGTATCGCCCATAGACGGGCTTTCAGCAACATTCACGCCGCGCACAGGTAAGCCAATCTCACGCAGGCGGTCCACTACACCTGAGCCTACGCCAATGCTGTCAACAAGGATTTGCGTGGGCTGTCTGCTGGGCGGCAATCCTTCATACTCAGCAACAACGCGGCCAACAGTCTGCATCAAGTCCAGCCCAGACCAAGCTCTAAGCTCAGTCACAATCGGACCCTGACGCTTGCACAGCGCAGTCTTATCCTGCCCAAAACGCGCTACGTCCAACCCCCAGACCGCTTTAGTATCCTCATCAATCTGCACATCACGATGCGTGGCATTCTCCACAAGATGAAACGGGATGATCGTGTCATCGTCAGCAAGCGGAAACTCACCCAGCACACGAATACGATACGCATTGCTTTCCTCGCCATACCGCAAGCGCATCTCATCGACGAACTCATCGCTCACCAGAGGACTATCCACGCATGACCAACGGCGCGTCCACCAGCTATCTGCCATGCGCGTCTGGCTTTCGAAAAACGTACCGCTGCTTCGCGTGGGGTTGCTCAGCATAATCGTAGTCGCGTTGTGACCCGACATAGAGCCAGCCGCAGCCTCAAATACCTGCTCAGGCACACCAGAAGCCTCATCCACCACCAACATAACATGCTCAGAGTGGACACCAGCCAAAGCTTCAGGCGTTTCTGCGCGTGACGTTCTAGCAGATATAAACATCTCAGCAGGCGCAGAAGTGTGCTCAACGCGATCCGACTTTACGTTGAGTATGCTCTGCAACCCTTCAGGCAACTCGTTTATCCAGCGTTTTAGCTCTGCAAACAAGGCATCAAAAAGCTGACTGCTGGTGGGCGCAGTTACAACAACTTTATTTGGGTAATGCATCAAAAAATACCATAGCATTGCCCACGATGCTGCTGTAGACTTACCAGTACCATGACCCGACCGAATGCTAATCTTGCGTTCGCCAGACGCAATCGCTTCCAGAAATTCTGCCTGATACGGCAATGGCTCTACGCCAAGCACCTCTTGCACAAATAAAGCAGGCTTTTTGCCGTACCGCTGCACAAAGTCAATCATCGTATTTTCTGCGAGATTACTCATGGTCAATCACCTTAATCTTCCGCAGCGCATCTAAATGGAAATCACCGATATTAATGTTGATTTGCTGCTGGTTTTTCCCGCCGTATCGCTCAGGGTTCCAGTTAGACGCAGCGAGGTTGCGCTGCCCGACTAACATCTTAGCAAGACCTATATCCACCTGACTAACATTGCCCTCACTTGCGTCACGCGTGCTGTTCTCATCCAGCGCCTCGAAAATCTCTCTCTGTCTGCGCTCAGATACCTCATTCAGCAGCTCAAAAGCCTCTTCAAAATGCGCATCTGCAGCGTCACGGCGGGCGCTATCAATGGCAGCCGTAAGCTCTGCGTCAGACAAAATAAGGTTGCGCAAGGTGCCAGCGTGGATTTCCATTCGCTTTGCGAGTGCCTTGATAGAGTTTCCCTCAAGTATCCACTCCCGCAAAAATTCAGCGCCACCCATTTGCTTAATTTCAGCTAAGCGCTTCTTCTGCAATGACCTGCCAGCCATACCAAATCCTTCTGTGATTTTTCGCAAATTTTAACATGATACCACAATAAAGCAATACGTGGGGTGGGTGGGGGTGCTACAGGAAGGAAATGGGTTGCGCCACAGGGAGGGAAGGCACATCGCGAGGTAGCACCCCTGCGAACTGTATAACACGAATTTTTCTGTGTGGGAATGTATAATAATAATAGGGGTAGGGGTGGGGGCCAGACGGGGGGGGTCACAGCGAAACTGGACCTAAACCAAGGCGAAAACTGGCTATATTAAGCATAATTTAACATAATACACATTATCGGATATTTTTATTGAGCAATATCAATGGGTTAATGAATTGGATAATATTATGTTAAATCTGATAATGCCAGTTTGCCACACTGGATAAGTCCAGATTGCGAAATGATTGACTTAATTGAACGCTTGTTCTATTCGCGTGCGCCCGCGTGCGACTGATGCATTGCTGTGTGATGCGTCCAGTTTGTGACGTTACGTCACTTTGGTTTTTGCTTGTTGCATTGGTATTCGCTTGGTATTACATTGGTATCACAAGCAATGAAAAGGACATACCATGTGGACATTTACACCAACAGACGCAAGCTACGCGACACAATCAAGCACGGATTATGCGGCGTTAATTGCAAAGCTGCGCAGCATATACATAAAGCCTATTCGCATTGAGAATGGCGTAGTCAAAATGCTGCGCTTGGGCGAGGACACGGTAATCGGCAACATATCTTAACCGCATCCATTAGGCGCACCAGAGTGTGCGCCCTTTGCATGGGTTAAACATAGGAAAGGATACACCATGAGACACACAATAGAATATGCACAGTGCACAGACGACATGCGCAGCACAAAGACAGTAGAGGCAACGGCAACAGGCGCATTTAACCGCCAGTTTGAATTAGTCCATGTAGGCGCAGGATATGAGGCCGCAGGATCAGCAATGCGCTACACTAAAGAATGCTACCGCGTTGTGTCATATGATCCAGCGTTCAATCATCGCTCATCTGTTGCGTTTTATGACCGCGACGCAGCAATGGATAAATTCTTAGCGCACACAACCCCAATCACATCGATTGAATAAAAGTGACGCTACGTCACAATAGACAAGGTATCACTTTGCTTTCATAGTGATACCACAACACAACATAAGGAATGAGACAATGCTTAACGATTACACCTTAACAGAATACTGCAACGAAATTGCGCAAGAGATTTGCCGCGATGCCAGTGATATTGACCAAGCTATGGATTGGGCATCAGAGAGCGCGGACGGTAGCCAGTATGCTATCTATTACGCTAAGGCGCATGATCTATGCCGCGGATGCGATACTACGCAAGGCGAAGATTTTGTCGCGGAATGCTTTAGCGATGTACCTATGACATACGACGAAATGGCTTGCCGCATCGCCTATGGTGAGATTGACGCGCGCATCCGCGCTGCAGTGTACGAAATATTTGAACAACGTGAGGACGCAGCATAATGACCACACGCCCACATGTAACGCTTGCGGTAGATCAAACCCGCCGCAAGCTAATCGAGATGCAAGAGCAACTAAACGCGGACGCATGGCAAGTCATCATGGATGACTACACCCACGCGGATGCAATGCAAGTTCAATACCTAGACAACGCCTTAGAGCTATTCGCAAAGCTAATAGACGAATTAGAGAGAGCAAGATGAAACAGATCAGAGAAGCATTCAAGCAAGCCAC